AAAGAGAAATTCGTAGAAGCATCAATGGCAAACGAGCACAACATAACCGTTAACAACTACGGTGAAGGATCTAAGTTCAGCAACTCATGCGGACTGATCTTCCAACGTGAGGCGGTTGGTGTTGTTGAAGCGATTGGACCTCAAACCCAAGTGACCAGTGGAGACGTTAGCGTGATTTATCAGGGTGACGTAATCCTTGGACGTTTAGCAATGGGTGTAGATACTCTTAACCCTGCTGCTGCAGTTGAACTGTATGCAGGTGTTGCTAACGCATCAGGTGCTTCACTAACAGATTTCTAAATATATTTCTTATTCACATAAAGGGGGTCTTTGGACCTCCTTTTTTTTATTCAAATAACACATGACTTCTTCTGCTCCAACAACTGTAGATCCCGATACCGAACTATCCGCTGTTAACTCAATTCTTGGAGCGATAGGTCAGTCACCAGTCACAACACTCGGAACATATGTCGTTAACTCAAACAACATATCCACATATGAGAATCCTGAGATTGCTTTTGTTCACAACATTCTGAAGGAATGCAATGTCGATGTTCAAAATGAGGGTTGGACTTTCAATAGAGAGGATCACATAAAGAAAACACCAGATTCCGATGGTTATATATCCGTCCCAAACAATGTCTTACGAATGGACATTATGGATGGTCACATGGGAAATACTGGTCTAAACGATAAATTTAAAGATGTAGTAAAAAGGAACGGTCGCTTATATGACAAGGTCAATCACACTGATGTCTTCACTGAAGATCAATACGTCAACCTAGTTTGGTTGTTTGACTTTGAAGATCTTCCTTCTGTATTCAAAAGGTATATCACTTATAAAGCAGCAGGTCGAGCAGCAACTCAACTTGTCGCTAATCCACAACTCGTCCAACTGCTTGCATCTCAAGAACTCCAAGCAAGAGCAGCATGTATGGAATATGAATGTAATCAAGGAGATCATAGTTTCTTAGGACTACCACACGAATCAAGATATAACTCCTATCAACCTTACTTTGCACTAAGAAGATAATGGCAGGGATAACTCAACAGATTCCCAGTTTTATTCAAGGTATTTCTGAACAACCAGATTTCATGAAAGTACCTGGACAGGTTGTGGATCTTAAAAATGGAATACCAGATGTCACTAGAGGGTTAATCAAAAGACCAGGTGGACAACTGGTTTCAGCAATTACACCAAATTCAGGCACAGTCAGTTGGTTTCACATCTATACAGATGAAGAGAACCAATACATAGGCAACGTCAATACATCAGGTGTCGTTCAAATATGGAGAACAAGTGATGGTGCTGTTATTCCACTTGATTACTCGGGTGTTCCTGGTACTAATGCTTGTACCTATTTAAGTGGATGGACAAATGCAGACGAACTACAAGCACTTACTGTTAATGAGAGCACCTTCATAACCAATAGGAATACTACTGTTGCAATGAAAACAGGGACTTCTGATAAATCCCCTGCAGCAGTTAACGAAGCAATCATCGAACTAAAAACCATCTCCTATGGTAAGCAATATGCATTAGATATATACGAACCGACTGATACAACAACCCAGACATTCACTAGAGCAACTGCCATTGCTGCTGATGATGCAGTTAGTAATGTTAGTTCTCCTAATGATGGGAAATGCAATTACATGGGTAGAGAGGTCGTCAACCAAGGAACAGTTAGTGGTAAGACTAATCTTCGCTATGAGATGGACCTTAGATGCCAACCCGTAGCAGAAAGTGGAGGAACTAACAATCCTGCTTACGACGATTCCTACCAACCGTTTGCAAAACTTCAATTTGGAGGAGAAGGTTGGACGACTAACGATACGCATTCATATACAAGTGAGAAAGGTGCTACCACAACAGTCAAGATTAAAAAGCACATCACGATTACATGTAGAGCGGGTTTAGCACGGGTAAGACCTGCTGCTACTTCATCTACTGCAGATGAAGCAGTGACTGCTGAAGGAATACTCGGTGATATGAAAGCAGCATTAGATGCGATATCTGGTCACGGTATTACAGCGACTGTCGTTGGTACTTGTCTCCATCTAAAGCGAAGTTCTACGTTCAACGTAACAACACCAGAACCTCAGTTGATGAACATCACTACATCTGAGGCGAATAATATTGCAGAATTGCCTACTAGTTGCAGACATAACTTCGTTGTCCGAGTAGTAAATAGTGGAGAAGAAGACGATGATTATTTCCTTAAATTCAAGGTTGATAATGTTTCTGGTACTCCTTCATCAGATCGTTTTGGTGTTGGTGTCTGGGAGGAATGCCCACAACCCAACTTAGAGATTGCCTTCGATGACGATACTCTTCCAATCAAACTTGTACGAGAATTACCGAGTGGTAGTTACTCGAATGGACGTTTCTTAGTTCAGAAACCCACGTGGCAAGAACGTGATGTTGGTGACGACGCTACAAACCCTAAACCCACCTTCATTGGGTACAAGATTAACAAACTACTCTTCTTTAGAAACCGTCTTTGCATACTCAGTGAAGAGAACGTGATTCTGTCTAGAACTAATGACTTCTTTAATTTCTGGTCTAAAACTGCTATGGCAGTGAGTAGTGATGACCCCGTTGATCTGCAATCAAGTTCAACCTTCCCTACCACTCTTTATGACGGTATAGAGGTCAATAGTGGTCTTCTTATATTCAGTTCAAATCAGCAATTCATGCTGACAACTGATAGTGATGCTTTCACTCCTCAGACGGCAAAGATTAACTATTTATCTGCTTATAACTTCAACCACAAAACCAAACCATTTTCTCTTGGTGTTACATCTGGTTTTATCAACAGCACAGGTCAAAATGCCAGATTCTTTGAGATGGCAGATGTAAGACGAGAAGGAGAACCAACGGTATTAGAACAAAGCAAAGTTGTATCTAAACTTCTACCTATTGATCTAACAATGGTTGCCTCTTCTAAAGAGAACACTGTTGTCTTGTTTGGTTCAGAAAATAAGAATGAGATATGGGGATATCGATTCTTCAATACAGGTGAACGAAGAGTTCAGTCTTCTTGGTTTAGATGGGTAATACCAGGCAATCTGGTTTATCACGCAATCATGGATGACGTGTACTACACGGTTGTTAAGAATGGATCGAACTACACCTTGGAAGCATATGACGTTCGTAAACAGGATGACACCACGATCGTTGGAACCGCACCAGACGATTACAAGGTGCATCTCGATTGCAATAAGTTAATTACGTCTGGTTCTCTCTCCTATAACGCAACTACTAACAAGACATCATTCACAAAACCAACTGGATTCAATAGCAGTAATCAATTAGCAGTCTATGTGAACGTTACTGGAAATAATATTGGTCGATATAGCACTGCTTCTATCAACGGATCAAACGTTGAAATTGATGGTGATTGGACTGGTTCAAATCTAATTCTCGGATATTTATACGAATGGGAAGTTGAGATACCAACCATCTATCCAACACAACAACAAGGTGAAAAAACAAGAGCAGATATCAGATCCTCTTTGATTATTCATCGTCTGAAATTCACTTTTGGTTCCGTTGGATTAATAGAGACAACATTAAAACGTAAGGGTAAGCAGGACTATACAACCACCTATGAGTCACTACTTTGGGATAACTACACTGCTAGCAACCTTGCTATAGCAAACGAATATACTCATACGATTCCAGCGTACGAAAGGAATACAAATTTAACGGTTCACGTCAAATCAACTCATCCCTCACCAGCAACACTCCATGCTCTGAACTGGGAAGGAGATTATTCAAATAGATTCTACCAACGTGTATAACAACATCTACCCAATTACTAATGAGGTTGCTTTTACAGTGACCTCTCAACTATCTGACGACGACAAACGAGAATGCATAGAAGGTCATGGTCTTGATCCATTCACCATTGCTTTGCAGGTGTTATCCACTCCTGATAGTTATTACTTCAAGGCACCAAACGGCATGAGTGCCGCTATTGGTGGAGCAGAACCTAATGGACGGATATGGTTGTTATGTACAGATACCGTTAAAAAATACCCACTCACATTTATTAGAGATATAAAAAAGTTCGTTGATGATAGACCTGAGAAACTTCTTTGGAATGTTGTTGATAAACGAAATACCACTCATATCAAACTTCTTCGATTCTTGGGATTCAAATTTCTTCGAGAAGTATTACATGGTCCCAACTTATTAACCTTTATCGAATTTTGTAAGATCAATGATAGATACTTTTCTTCTTGATGCAGGATCAACTGCTTTTGACTATTTCAATCAAAGAGATCAGGTTCGCGATAGAAATAGAGAGCGTCTAAGGCAGCACGAAAGAAACGAAGCAAAATACCGTAATGACTTCAATAGAGATGTTGTTCTTTGGAAAAACGAAAGTAATGATCGAGACATTGAAGTAGATGCTAAATGGCAAGAGGTACTCGGCAAGATTGCTAGAGATGACCTTCAGTTATGGTCTGGTATTTCTAAAGCAGGATTAGCAACACAAGAAGCATACGCAACGATGATGTCTGTCGGTGCTAGTGAACAAACTGGTGCTCGTTCTGCTACTACAACTAATCGTAGGCAAGCAGTTCTTAAATATGCTGGAACGATGGCAAGAGTAGCGCAAACACTAGCGTTAACAAGAGATAATGCTGCCTTAAATAGAAGTACGTGGGGTAATGAATTTACTCGATTTGCACAAGCATCAGAGGTGAAAAACATCACAGGAAGACCGATGCCAGGTACACCACCTCCTTCGATACCTTTAGAAAATGAACCTGACCTCCTTACTGGTTTGGTACTTCCTTTAGCAGGTGACTTTATTGATTGGAGAAAGCAGATGAAGGACTTAGCACCACCATATACAGATGAGGAGATGAAACAAAAGATACCTAAAGAAGAACCTGATCAAACTCCTCCTGACACAACTCCTGACACAACTCCTGACACAACTCCTGACACAACTCCTGACCAAACTCCTAAGGAAAAGGAACTGATCGGAGATTTCTTTACTAAAAGAAGTAGGAATATCGCGAGTCATCGTGTCGGTAGTTCCTTCCTTACAACTGCTACTTAAATAATTATGGGATTAGAAAGAGTATTAAATCGTCTCGAAGCAAACGAGAATACATTCCACACACTCAGCAATCAGTACGGACAGGATGCACTTCGTTATTCAGAGAAGGAGCAGACTGCAAAATTAGCGTCACTTAAGGAGTTCTCTAAGACTTTATCTGAACATCTTGTTCGGGAAAAGAAAGAAGAGAACGAACGTTTAGAGAAAGAAGGAGAGATAAAGGCAAAGGAAGAAGAGATGGAGAGAAAAGAAAAAGAGAGAAAGGAAGAAGAAGAAAGGAAGAGAAAAGAGGAAGAAGGGGGAGAAGTAGACAAAGAAGGAGAAGACAAAGAAGGAGAAGACAAAGAAGGAGAAGACAAAAAAGATCCTGATACACCAACAGAAGAAAAGACGAATTACAACGCAGGTGTGAAACTTCTCAAGAAAAACAAACTTGCTTTTGATTCTGCAGCACTAAATGTTCAAGAGAACGGAGGAACATTCCAAGAATCTGAAGAAGTCAGGAATATGTCTGGATGGACGTTATATGGATACACCAGGCAAAAAGCAATCATGGCAGGTGAGAACTATAAAGCGTGGATGGAAGGTGAGATGGCAAATAACAACGACTTGCAGATTAGTTATAGAGGTCGAGACTTCAGTCCTTCTCAAGCAAATAGTTTGCCAGAGAAGTCTGTAGCGATGGGTGCGTTAAGAAGAAAGTATTTAGAGGATCAAGGACTACTAGGAGTTAGTAATCTCCTTCTTGATGACGATGATGTTGGGTTCTTTGACAAAGTGCTTGAGGGTCAGGGTCAAATAATGGCACAGTACCAAAAGGAAGATGCTATTAATAGATCATTTGATATACAAGAGCAAGCAGTTAGAGATTTCAGAGCAGATAAGGATTTTGGTGCTTTAGTCAGCACCCTTGCTACAACAAGGGATAAGAATAATAAAACACTTCATTACAGAGGAGCATTAGATAAAGCAATAGAGATTGTCAAAGATCAGATGGACATCGGTGAACTTAATGACGAACAACTAGCAGCAATCAGAGCATCAACAACCACCATTAAGGGTAAGGAAGTCGTCGTTGGTAAATATTGGCAAACACGTTTCGATAAATTAGAAGAGGATCTCATCGCCGAACAAGAAGAGAATCTCCAATCTGAATTAACTGACCAAGAGAACGAAGGAAAACAGATAAAGATAGACTTCCGTAATTGGGTGAGAGAACGTAGAAAAAATAAGGAAGATATAACCGAAGCACATCTAGAGAAATGGGCGGAAATCTACGAAGTAGCAACTGGTGACAGTGCTCCTTCATTTATCACCAACTATAAATCCAAAGAAGATCGTGATGACGATGAGGATATAAAGAGGTTGAAGAAACTAAGGCAAAGTAGAAAGTATCTGGTTCTGTCTGATTTAGATGATGTCTCAGAAGATGTCTATGAACAGATGATTGGTTTTGTCCAAGAGGATAAACCTCTTGCTGAATTACCTAAAACCTACGGCACAGAAGCAAAAGCAAAAATAAGGGCGTGGGGAATTAAAGCAGTAGGGATGACAGAAGGTCAAAACGATACTAAAGAATTTGTGGAAGGTTATTGGAATGCTTATCGTGATTATGAACGTTTGATTGCTGAATATATTCGTCTAGGTGAACCACAACACAGGGCACAGAAATTAGCACTACAAGATGTCCAAGATGAGTTCAATCTTGATGATGAATCTCCAATGGTGAAAAGCAAATATTGGACTAGCAATAAACCAGACGCTAAAAGAGTTGGTAAATCCGATCAGTTAATCAGGGATATATCCACTGGTATCTCAACAGTCAATAAATATTCAACTAAAAAAGAAGCACTCACTGCTCTCTCTGAAACAGTTATTCCAGGAAGTGAAGCATACCTTATAGAAGGACGAAAATTTAAAGAAGGGAAAATAGATACCATACCTCATTATTATCGACGTCTTTCAGAATCATTCAAGGATCTTTCTGCATGGGATATTCTCGATGCTCAACTCAAAGCAGATGGAGAGAAAGAAGGTTTAGGTAATAGACCAGAAGTATTGGAGGTTCTTGATGATCCACTCTTAGATGATTTAAAGAGAAAACTCAATAAACTCACCACCAAAAACCAAATAGAACAAGCAAAGCACGATGTGGGTGATATGGAATCTAAAACATCAGGTCTCTACGCTTATTCAATTTTCAATACCGATAAAATCTTACTTACACCTGGAATCACGAACTTATTAGGTATCTCGGAGATTGAAGAATCAGAACCCAAAATATCTTCGGATGGCGTTGTAAGAACTCCTCCAATTATAGATCGTATCTATGGAGATCCTGGCGACAGAACTCCTCCAGTTCTTAACAGAGGAGATTAAACAAACGTTTAACTATTCAAATGGACGAAAATGAATTAGATCCTACGGGATTAGAAGGTAGTGCTGATGAAGATCTACAGATGATTGAAGACTACCTAGCAGGTGAACAAGAAGATGAACAACAGGACCAAGGTTCTGAACAACCACTAATAGAAGAACAAGTAGAAGAAGAGGATCAAGATCCTTTAATAGTTGATGGTCAAGATTTAAGAAATCACCCTGATTTCGATGAACTTAGACTCGATATACCTTGGACTGAAGAAGAGGCAAGAGGTGAATATCCACTTGAGATCTATGACCGTAGAGGTTTTCACGAAAATCCTATAGATCGTATTAGGACACTTAACGAAGATACGGGACCTGATGGCAGGATCGATCCTATAGACGGTGCCTATGGTATTTGGTTACGAAGAAAACACGCATTAACCAAAGAAGGTGAGGCAGGTATTGAAACTGCTAACGCAATTAAAGGAGGAGGTTTAAGTTTAATCTCTTCAATTCTCACTGCACCTGAACGGTATGCAGACATGACCACAGGGCAGATGAGTCGTGTTGATGGTCAAATGATAGATACCAGAACTGGTAAACCATACAAACCTGACTGGGATCCATTAGGGAACGTCAAAGATCCGTGGACTAATTCTTGGTGGGGTAACTTAACTGAAGGTGTGGTTCATTATGGAATTGGTACTCGTTGGGCATTAAAAGGTTTAGCGGCAAAGGGCATCACTGGTCCAGGTAAATACATAGGAGCAGAAGGTATAGTTGCTGCTATTTCTGAAAACTCACAAGGTGAGAACATTACAGGTCGAGTCGTTAATAAGGTTCCTTGGACGAAGACTGTCTTAGGTGCATTAGCAACAGGAGACGATGATCATCCTCTCGTTATTACTTGGAAAAATATCCTGGAAGAGATGGGTATTGGTTATCTTTTTGACGCAACGCTTGTCCAAGCAGGCAGAGCAACTAAGGCAGTAAAACGAATTAAGAACGTCGATAAACAAGTAATAGAAAAAGGGAAGATTGAACTAGAGGAAGGAAAACTACTTGATGAAACAGGTCTTACTGATTTACCTTCATCAGGTTTCAGAGGATCAAAAAATAAACCTGTTGCTGATTCTTGGCAAGGAGCACGTACATCAACTAACGAACCCTTCGATATTAAGAATCAAATAGATCGTGCAGATCAAGAGTGGTCTACTACTTACACAGGAGCAGACTCACCATTCACTGAAGCACAGGTTGATCGTATGGCAAACCATACGGGATTCCATAACAAGGAGATTGAGAAGAAGATTAAGGAGTTAGTCAGTGATCAACGTTATAAAGAGATGATAGAGGAGGCAAAACTCCAAAAACGTACTCCTGCACAGGTATTTAAGAAAGCACTAGAGCGACACGAACAGGTTTTAGGAAGATGGAATACAGGTGAAAAAGATATATGGAAACCAATTACTGATCTAACACCTGATCGACTTAGTGGGGTCGATATGTTCCCTATGGAGGAGATTGTTGCTGCTGATTTAATCAACGGTTCTCTCTTCAAACTTCTAAGGAATAAATCGATTGCTGCAAGAGAAGTTGGCAAGGTTGGTGACATATTCGCGACTGATGGAACGATGCAAAGTCTTAGAGATAATCTCGTCATCGGTCTAACTAATGTCAAAAGGACTCGTTATTTATGGGGTATCTCTGGTCAGAAACTTAAGAGGACTCAGATAAAGAAACTTGTTAAGGAACGTACTGTCCAACTGCACGGTGAAACTGAGAAAGCAGTGGACATGATGTTTGAGATGCTCAAAAATCAGGACTCGGATGAACTAGCAAATGCTGTCCTCGATGTCTTCTCTAAACAAACCAAGATCCAAAATTGGACGGACTTTGACGCATTCATGCGAGCAAAGTTAATTGGAGGTGACTTTGATGGATCTGCTGCCTTCACTGGAGATAAGCGTGGTGTCCTGATCAAAGAACTACAGAACATGAACGTCAGTAGTCTCTTAAGTGGAGGTCGTACTCCCATAAGAGCAATCATGGGTACAACGACGAATGCCTATCTCAACTCATTCAATACTTTATTAGGTGCAGCGGCACGAGCACCTTTAACTGGAGATTTAAAAAACCTAAAAGGTGCAACGCATAATGTTGTTGGAATGCTTGATATTATTCCTGATGCTTTGAAAGTGTTTCGTCAAAACGTCGAAGCAAACTTTGCAGGTGATATGGCAAATATAAAAACCAGATTCACTGAAGCACCAGAAGCAGTTAAGGATTGGGAATTGATGGGTCGTTGGGTTGAACTTAACGGAACTAGGAATGATCAAATTGCTTACAACATCGCGAACATTGCTATAGGGATAAATAAAAACAAACTCTTTACTTGGTCAACCAGAGTCCTTGGTGCAACTGACGATACGTTCAGATTCATCATGGCAAAAGCACGTTCTAAAGAGAAGGCATTCCGTACTGTCTTTGATGAAGTTGAAGGTGGAATACACAAAGAGATCACACCTGATTTACTAAAGAAAGCAGAGGATGCACACTATAACGATCTCTTAGATATCGATGGAAACATTGATCTTTCAAAGGATATCTACTTGGAGAACAAGTTCAGAGAAGTTACTTTGACTACTGAATTGAACGGAATCTCTAAAAAATTAGAAGGTATATTCAATACAACACCTTGGGCGAGACCTTTCTTCCTCTTCGCACGAACTGGAGTTAATGGACTGGGAATGTCTGTCAAGCATATGCCGATCCTTGGTGCAATAGTAGAAGAGTCTAGAGATATTCTTCTTGCTAATGCAGACGATCTAACAGCACTTGCAAAATATGGAATCGAGAATGCTGATGATCTTGCTCAAGCAAAGAACCTAATCATTGGTAGACAGGTGATGGGCAATGCTGTTGTACTAGCAACGATTCAAAAGAAGTTAGCAGGAGAACTAACTGGTTCTGGTCCTGCAGATGGAAAACTTCGTCGAATATGGACTGATACTGGTTGGCAAAGAAATCAAATAACTCTTGGTCCAGTTCAAGTTGGATATGACGCTTTTGAACCATATAACACAATCATGTCTGCTGTATCAGATGTAGTTGATAACAGTCGTTTGATGGGTCCAAACTGGACTGAAGACAAGTTGAAAACGATTGCATTAGCAACTGGATATGGACTTACAAACAAGTCCTACCTTCAGGGTTTGAACCAATTTATAAAAGTACTCACATTAGATCCTGACGAGATTACGAAGGTTGTTCCAGATTTAATGAATAATCAGGTTCCACTGTCTTCATTAAGAAAGGACATCGCTAAGGTTTTAAACCCTGTGATGAGAGAAGTAAATAGAGATCTTTTCTCTCAAATACGTAATAGAAACAAAACCTCTGAATACTTAACCAAGGATAAACTTGCTATTAAATACGACATCCTAAATGGACAACCAATCAGAGATTGGAACATCATGGAAGGTATGTGGAATGCAACAAGTCCTGTCAGTTTGAGATTAACCCCTAGTCCAGGAAGAACTCTACTGTGGAATAGCAACTACGATATGAGGTTGACAGTCCTATTATCTCCTGATGGTATAAAGTTAAAAAATCATGCAGATATAAGATCAAAATTCCAACAAGCACTTGGTAATTACAAAGACAGTAAGGGTCGCAACTTAGAAAAAATCCTCGATGACTTAGCAAAGAGGAAGGATATTCAAAAGTCTGTCATAGCAATGGGTAATGACATCCGTTCTGGTAAGGACTATTTAGACCCTGGTAAATCTTATCTACACAATGACTTGATTAAAAGTGCCTTCACTAAAGCACGAAAGAAAGCGTGGGCATCGATACGAAATGATCCGAAAATATTAGAACTATACGGAGAGCAGAAGAAGATAAAAGTTGAGCAAATGCAAAGACGAGAATCAACAAAAACAGAAAATATCCTTAACAAACAAGAACTAGAAGAACTTATCAATCCTCCCACTGGCAAATAAAATCCCTAGACAATAACGGATGGCAACAACTGAACATTTTTATACGGGTAATAATTCCACCACTGATTACTCTTTCACATTTCCATATTTAAAGACAGACGACATCAAGGTCACTCTTGATGCTGTCGCGACAACTGCATATTCACTCCCAAACTCCACCACAGTTAGGTTTAACACTGCACCTGGTACTGGTGTCGATATACATATCTTTCGAGATACTGATGTAGATACTGCCAAAGCAGTGTTTGCAGCAGGTTCTTCTGTTCGAGCAGTTGATCTGAACAACAATGAAGATCAGGCACTATATAGTCTGCAAGAGAAACAAGGACAACTAGTTAAGACGACGGATATTAAGGATGGAGCAGTTACTTCTGCCAAGATCTTTGATGGAACGATAGTTAATGCTGATATCAATGCAAGTGCAGCAATAGCAGGAAGCAAATTAGTTGCTGCTAGCACCAGTGTTCCTGGTTCGATGTCTGCAGCAGATAAGACGAAGTTAGATGGTATAGAAACTGCTGCTACAGCAGATCAAACTAATGCAGAAATCAGAGCAGCAGTAGAAGCAGCAACTGATTCCAATGTATTCACTGACGCAGACCACACCAAATTAAATGGTATAGAGGCAAGTGCTACAGCAGATCAAACTAATGCTGAGATAAGAGCAGCAGTGGAGGCAGCGACTGATTCAAATGTATTCACCGATGCTGATCACACCAAGTTAAACGGTATAGAGACTTCTGCCACAGCAGATCAAACAGCAAGTGAGATCAAATCACTTATTGCTAGTTCTCCATTAGATGCATCACACCTTGCCGCAGATTCAGTCACTACCTCAGAAATAGCAGATGCTGAACTCACCACTCTTGCTGGTATGCAGTCAGGTACTGCCTCCAAACTTGCTGGTGGTACTGCTCTAACAGCAGACTTAGCAGACCTAAACCAGATAGATGGATTAACAAAGCAAACAACACTCTCAGATAGTGATGCTTCTTTCCCTACCTCTGGTGCAGTTGTTGATTATGTTGCTGCACAGATTGCACCTCTTGGTGGTCTAGAAGTAGTAGCGACTGATGCTGCTTTCCCTAATACTCAACCAGCGTCTGGAGTAGTCATCTCAATTGCTGATGCAGGTGGTGTTGTAGTTAATGGGTCTGGAGTTAGTACAACAGGAAGAACAGTTGGTGGTTCAACAGTAACTGTCAATGGATTCCCATCCAGTCTCTACAGTGAAACCTTAGTTGCTGGTGTCGGTTTGATGGTCAGTTCTACTGGATCTAGTCAAACTTATAACTACCATAAGATCCTTGGAAAAGAAGATGATATAAAACAGTTAAGTGATGATATTAACGACTTTAACGCAAGATACAGAGTAGGAAGTTCTAACCCTAGCAGTGCATTAGATGATGGAGATTTATTCTTCAATACAGGTACGGGTAAGATGCTCGTATATAACGCAACTAATACTGCGTGGGAAGAAGTTCAGTCTGTAGGTAACTTCTTTATCAATACGATTTCTAGTTACTCAGGTACGGGAGGCAATAGTGCATCATTTAATGGGTCTGCTTATAGATTCGTACTTAGCAATGCTCCAACTAATGCTGAACAGTTACTTGTTAGCATCTCTGGTGTGGTTCAAAAACCTGTAGCAGGCACAAGTCAACCGTCAGAAGGTTTCTCGATAGATGGTAGTTCTATTATCTTTAGTTCTGCTCCTGCCAGTGGTAGCGATTATTTCATCATCACAATTGGTTCAGCAGTCAATATAGGTACTCCAAGTAACAACACAGTTACTAACGCTATCCTTCAATCTGGTTGTGTAGATAACGCAAAGGTGGCAACGAACGCAGCAATCGCTGGTAGCAAACTTGCAGATGACTCAATAGCAGAAGTTAAATTAGATGTTCATAACGCACCGTCTGGTACTGATAAATTCCTTGCTTATACCAGTAATGGTATGGAGTGGGCAGTTCCCACAGATACAAATACTCAACTTGCCTTTGCTAACGACGCCAACAATAGAGTCGTTACAGGTGATGGGTCAGGTGGTTTAAACGGTGAAGCAAATCTTACCTTTGACGGTGCAAGTTTAGGTATTAATGACTCCTCTAATGTTCCAACAATAAATTTTACTGCACCAACAAGTGGTCCGTATGACGGTTATATCCAGTTGCGTGGTAATGACCTTGAGATAAGAGGTTCCAGTGGAAATACGGAGTTCTATACAGGTGCTGCAGATGGAGCATCTAGTACAGAAAGACTCCGCATTACAGCAAGTGGTGAAGTTAAAATTAATAGATCATCTGATGGTGGTATTGGTGGAAATATTATTTTAGAAAATGCTCATGATTCCGATACAGATAAAGTCGCTATTGCTTTTCGTCCAAACGGTTCTCCCGCTACTGCAATAGGTAGTTTCGGTGAATCAAGAATTATTGGTGAGTATGATTCTGGATCAACTAATGGTTCCAATAATCTTCAGTTCTGGACTCACTCTGGAAATGGAACAGTAACAGAAAGACTTCGCATCAAGAGTGGTGGAGATGTAGAAGTTAAGACTGGAAACCTAATAATAGGAACTTCTGGTAAAGGTATTGACTTTAGTGCTAACTCTCATGCAGGAGGTATGACGAGTGAGGTTTTGGATTCGTATGAAGAAGGCACGTGGACTCCTGCAGTACATCAAGGGGTAAGTAATACACAACAATTTGATGCAGTTGGTAATTACACTAAAATAGGTAATAGAGTTTATTGTCAATTCCTTCTCCAATGGACTGGTACGGGAGATGGTAATAGAGTCCAATTCCAAGGACTACCTTTTACTTCTGTATCTACTAACGCATTAGGTGGTGGTACTTGTGTCTGGAATAATGTAACAGGATTAGCGGAGACATCCATTCAACTTATCGCTAAAAGAGACGATACAATTATTGAGTGTTGGAAGGATGGAGGTACTAATGCGACAACAAGTAGTAGTTTTACCAATAAAGCATTTTATGGAAGGTTAGACTACATGGTCGCATAATTAGACCGTCGGCACGTCTCAAAACTACGCCATAAATCTATTTATATCGGAGATATATCTTAAATGGCATTAACAGAAACACAAGAGAACGACAAAATAGAGGTCGTCAATAAATTCAATATACAGGTGAGGTCAGCACAGATTATCAAAAAAGATAATGTTGAGGTTGCTCGTTCATTCCATAGACATGTATTAACCCCAGGCACTTTGGATGCTAGTGACAATCTAGTAGACACCGATATTTCGGGTGAGGATGCAGACGTTCAAGCAATCTGCAACGCTGCGTGGACAGATCAAGTCAAAGCAGACTACAAAGCATTCTTGATCGCAAATAAATCAAACACTCCATAGGGGTTAAATGGCATTAACACAAATAAGCACGGGCGGTATCAAAGATGATGCCGTCACGGATGCGAAGTTGCCTGCAAATTCGGTAGGTAATAGTGAGATGAAAGACGATGCAGTGGGAGTTGATGAGTTATCTGCAACTGGTACTGCGTCTAGTACTACCTTTCTAAGAGGAGACAATAGTTGGGTCACTCCAACAGATACAAATACCCAACTTGCCTTTGCTAATGATGGTGACAATAGAGTCGTTACAGGTGATGGATCAGGAGGTTTAAACGGAGAGGCGAATCTTACCTTTGATGGAACAAGTTTATTAACACTACATGTCCCTAGTGCAACTGGAGAACCAGCAATTAATTTTACTAATAGTGATACTGGGACAGGCACTGGCAATGGGTTTGGTTTAGGATTAAATGATGCAGAATCCCCTTACATTTGGAATAGAGAAAATACAGACTTACGGATAGCAACAAATAATGCAGAAAGAGTAAGAATTGCAGCAGGTGGAGCACATTTATTCTTAGGCGGCACAGCAAGCGTAAACGAAATTACGGAAGGTGCTTCTCACTGTGGTTTGGTTCTTGGTAATACTTCAATGGGTAATGGTGGTATTTCAATAGTAAATAGCACCACTGGAGCAGGAAGAATATATTTTGGTGATAATACTGGTAGTGATGCCGGAAGAAATAGAGGTCAACTTAGTTATTACCATGATGGTGACTTCATGCTTTTCGCCACTGCTGGCACTGAAAGTATGCGGATAGAATCTGGTGGTGATGTATCAATTACTGATGGTAATCTAAAAGTTGCTTCTGGTCACGGTATTGACTTTAGTGCTAACTCTCACGCAGGAGGGATGACAAGTGAGTTGCTTGACTCGTATGAAGAAGGAACTTGGACACCTAATCCTATGTTTGGATCTACTGATGCAGGTGAAACTGCTGAGAGTGGTGGTGGTCTTCAAGGTCAATATACTAAAATCGGTAACTTTGTCTACCTCTGTTTCAGTGTAAACTTCAATAGTCGTTCTGGCAGTGCGTCAAGTACTTTTTACATTGCTGGACTTCCCTATGCTATTACAAATAACAACTGGAATGAAGACGGAGGACATGTTCACTACTACACGGGTATATCGAGTCCTAATTCACATCCAACAATCACTACAAGTACCGCCAATAGTGGGTCAATTTACTTCAGTCAATCTAACTCTGCTTATGATACAGCACCTGATAATTGGGGTGATTCATGGTCACAGATAGAAATTGGAACTGGAACTATAAGAATAAGAGGATCAGTAACTTATCGTACGAGTTAGACCGTTAGCACGTCTCAAAGTACATATTAAAACTATTATTAATGCCAATACCTTCACTACAGTTGCCCTCGATACCATCTATTCCGAGGATGACATTGAAGGTTCCTACAGCGAAAGTACCTAGATATAAACCAATGGTGATTCCTCCCACAGATTTGGAGTCACCAGAGGGTGTCAAAGCAGAAGAATCTAGAACAGAGACTCCAGCACCCAGAAAACTAGATATACCAATCATAGATATAGAATTTCCACTACCAGAACCTGCTGTAGTAGTTACTGCTGTAACTACGGCAGTCGTTGCTGTAGCAACAACCTCAGTT